GTTACTTCAACTTTCCATACAGATGTAATATACCAAATTATTGTACCACTGGGGTCTGCACTAGAATCAATAGATATACCAATTTTATCACCAGCTTCTACAACTGGTACAGCACTCCAATCCGATTGATTGATAGTTATAAACGACTCATTGTTCAAAAGCGTTGTATATGTAAAAGTAGCAATAGAATCTACTGTAGTATCACCGTCATCCTGTTTATCTAATGTAAATGTTAAATCAGCATCATTAGTTTCACTTCCATCACCACTCGTATCTGTAAGTCCATCTGGTCTTACAAATAATTTATACAAAGTCATTTTGAAAGGTGCCAACATTGCAGATGAAACATAATCCATACTTACATTTTCACTTACACCGAACCAAGGTATATAAATTTTATCAGTGCCTATATCTCGAGAAAAATTGTGAATAATGTGTCTATAATCTGTAAACTTTCTTTTATATTTAAGTTCGTCAGCTATAAGTGCTCTATCTACATATTGATTACCATCATGTGACATATAAGATTTCCACAGTTTACCGAAATTTTTTCTATATATAGCTAATTGTTTATTTGAATCTTTCGTAATTGCTATTTGTCCTTCACCCATACCACGGATTGACGGAATGCCCTTAAATTCAATAACATTCTGTTTAGTATTGAATAACTTTCTTATATGTCTTTCATTAGCCATTAAGATACCGCTTTACTTTTTATTACCCTGTATTCTATTGTAATATCATTTACTTCAAATGTACCAGAAGTTGGAAGATTTAATCTAAATTGTATACTTTGGCATGAAACTGGAGAACTCGCTTTAAATTTTGCTATGTCCCATTCTGATGCACTTTCTAAATAACCAGCACCCCCTGTGTTACCCTGAGGTGTTACATTACTTCCAGTGGCAAATGCACTCCAACTTTGCTGACCATCAATAGAATAATATAATGGTGTTTGCTGTTCAGCGCTCGATTTATATGTCATTGTAACAGCGTACACCTTTTTAATGAGACCTGGCTGTCCGAAATCAATATCCCTGGTTACTAATTCCTGATTTGAACTTGCAGTTGGTATTGGTAAATATTTAAAAAAGTTCACGTCGCTTGCCCCATCATATAAACCTATTGTTAAATTTTTATTCCAATCTGTAATAAAATTAGTATATATACTACTGTCTGTAAACAGGGCTAAATTATAAATCCATGATTTACTATCAAAATCATATATATAGGATATATTAGAATTAGTAGAATCGTCACTTGGAGACCTAAACATAACTAACGAATTGCTCATAGGGTCATATCCTATAATAGCATTTTTTGCGTTACTAGAACCCCTTGCAAATGTATACCAAGCAGTTGCTAATGAATGAGATGACTGACTTATACCAAGTCTTTTATCAATAAGATTTGTAACTTTACTTCCGTCATATAAGAAACATCCAGCTTCATTTATCCAAGCAATTCCACTATCTGTTCGTGTAACGCTGTACGGATAGCTCACACCCATATATTTAACAGTATCCTCCAAATACCAATTGATGGGCTCGGGACTTTCTATATTAATTATATGAACAAGATTATTTTTAAATGCAAGCAACCTATCTGAATACGATTCTAAGGTAGTATATTCTCCATAATCACCCTTTGACACATCTATAAAATTACTAGACAAAAAAGTATCAAATCTACCAGACTCACTAAACATTATTCTATCACCGTATTTTTCAAGCTCTCCACTTTCACCGAAAGTTTTTACATTAGCTATAAATGTTCTATCACCAGAAACAATAGATGCTTTATATAACTCATTTGCACCTCCAACAGATACAAATTTTTCATCTGGACTGAATCCATTTATCGTATTATAAGTATCAAGATTTGGAAACTTTGAATTTCCAGTACTATCAGCTATAACATAAAACCCCTTTCCAGATTGAAGTGACCAGGAATTATGTTTACCATCGAGAGATGTCCTAACGCCTTTTACTATATCTATATCAACAAATAATATTAAATCTTCATCGCTATTTTGCTCTCTTATATATATTCTTCCACCTGTAATTCTTCCATTATATGCTAAATCAGCATATATAGAAACCCGTAAAGCCTTATCACCATATGATTCATGAGTACCGGCTGCAATTGTTGATTCACCATCCCCCATTTGTACAGGTAATGATTCCTGATTGCCATCATATATAAATGTTTGATAAAACTCATATGTATTTGCTGCCCATTCACCTACTGCAGTACCGTCATCAACTCCTATATTCCAACCAACTCCACGTTCTATGATTGGAGTATCCAGGTCAACAAAACTATCATATGGAGCTGAGCCACCTAATGCTCCTCCATACGCTCTACTATAAGTAATAGTTGAAGCCGAACCACCTGATGTTTTCGTACAAAATAAAAATTCTTTAGGATAAGTCCCTAAAGAATCAGAACTATCAGTCTCTGAACCTATAGATATAACTTCACCGACAGTAGCTATATCTAATATATTAGCAGGTGATGTATTTTCAAATGTAAATGATGTAGTTGAGGCATTATGGTCACCATTTAAACGCAAATTACTTGTACCGTCGTTTTTTAATATTGCTACACCTCTTGCACTTATATTTGGATGGCTTCCGGTTGTTGTATAATAATTTGTAGCTGTACCAGCAGTATGGTCTGAAGTAATATATGCAAATGAAAAATCACCAGTTGTTTTAGGAGTACTCAATATATTCGGATGCTCTTGCCATTCAGAAAATACGAGACCATTTGTTGAGCCAAATTGATTCCTCTGTATATATCCGTACCATTTTATTATACTATTATTTTCTTCATTTATATTACATACCCTTAAAGCTTCATCTACAAAATGATATATATATTTTGCATCATCTCCATTAATGGTTGGTTTAATAGCAGCTGCAGTCCATCCATTATCCTTAGTATTATAACTGCTTGTAGCATTATTAGACCATACATCAACATTACCAGCACTATCAACATCTCCAAGGGCTATAAGTTTATCACCAGTAACACCACTAACACCACTCCTTATAACTTCTATAGCAGGGTCTGTAGAACCAGTTGAGGTTTCAGTTATTATTCTTCTTCCTTCTAATAAATAATATATGTCCCTATCTGAAAATGTCAATGTAGTATCGGTTCGGTCACTGTCTCCATTTTTATTCATTCTAAAATGAGTACTATCAGTTATTTCTGCTATATATGAACCAGACTGTACACCTGTACCACTAACAGATAAACCAGAGACTATTTTGGCATTCGCAACATGAGAAACATTAGCATTATCATCATCTGTATCACAAGTAGCATCAGTAAATGTTGAACCAGTTGCAGATGCACTATTTAATGTAGTAATAATATCTTTTACTGTAAAAACACCATTATTGCTTACAGTACCAGATATTTTTAAGTTATCACCAATTTTTATTAGAGCTGACGTATATATTGTACTGGCATCACTGCTAGCGCCGCCCTTTAACTTTATGTAACTTTCTGATGGAACTGCCATAATTATCCTACACTCATTTTACATTTCTGGTGGTGGGTCTTCGGATGATTCAACCTTATTGAAAGTTATATCTCCATCAGCTGACCCTATTTCCAAATCATCGCTCGTACCAGGATGTTTTGTATCTGTAATACTATATTTGGAATCCCTACTGTGGTCTGATTCAAAATAAAATAAACCATATCCTCCAGCGCCAACCAAATTAGCTGTTCTTTCAACTAAATATTCACTTAGGTCTGTGTCACCGTCTTGGTCTTCTATATGGGCGAACATCGAACCTAATGTTTTTATTTTACCAAGAGCATCGACAGACATATCCTGTATAAATGAAAACTCATTTGTACCTAAATCCCTAGGGTCTTTCCTAGAATTCATACCACCAGAAAAATCAGATATATTTAATCTTTGTTTAGGCATATGTAAATAACTCCTCCACATAGGAACAACTGATATTATCAGTGTTTACTATATAATCTATTTTAAATTCTAATTTCAATATGCACCAAGTCATTAAATTTTTGGTCTGTAATTTCTCCATCACTATCCCAATCAGCTCCAGAGCGTAACTTTATTTTCATCATATGCCCGATGCCCCTAAGTAAGCCAGCCATATAGTAATGGCGATGAATACCAAATAGAGACTCCATATCAACAGGATACGGCGTGACATCTACA